ACTACCTTTGCACTCAAATTTAACCTATCAAGGCCTCGTAGCTTAGCTGAATAGAGCGTCAGATTCCGGTTCTGAAGGTCGTGGGTTTGAATCCCACCGAGGTCACTCTCTAAAAATGAGCGCAATCCACTATAAACAGGGCTGTTGAGAGAATTTTATTAAGAATGCTGTTACGTAGATGTTACGTCAAAAACATACAAGTAATAGCAAAATGTTTACCCTTTGTTTACCCATGGCGACATTTAGGCCAACTATAAAGAAAGAAAAGATAAGAGCGGACAAGACTTGGAACGTCTTGATAAGGCTCACGCATAATCGGAAGACTATTTATCTTCCGACTTCAATGTACGTCACCAAAGCTGACTTGACTACAACTTTCAAGATTAAGAACCAAAAGATATTGGATAAGTGCGAAGACATAATAAGGACTTACCGAAAGAAAATCGAGGAACTTAACTTGGATTTCAAGGATTTCTCTGTTCAATACATCGCTGAGTTCTTAAAAAGGAAAGACAACTCGGTAATATCTTTCTCGGACTACGCCAAAGAATGGATTTCAAAGCACACAAAGACTAAAGGGCTAAAAAATTACAAGACGGCTATCCGTTCTTTTACATCTTTTATGGGTAAAAACAATATCTTGTGTGACGAAGTGACTGTTAAGACACTTAAAGCGTTCGAGGCTTATCTTGACGGCAAACCAAGGGCGCAATCATTATACACGAATTGCATTGCTAAAATATTCGAGGATGCAAGAGACTACTATAATGATGAGGATAATGGCATAATAAGAATTAACCATTCTCTTAATCGTTACACTCCGCCAAAACAGAATATAGCGCAAAAAAGGGCGTTGGATCTACAGCAGATACGGAAAATTTTCTCACTGGGTTATAACGGACATCGTAGGCATGACCTCGCTTTAGACTGTTTCAAATTGTCCTTCTGCCTTATGGGAATGAACTCGGCGGATTTATATACTGCCACGGATTTTGACGGAGAATATATAACCTACAACCGCACAAAGACAAAGGACAGGAGAAGCGATGCGGCTCTTATGGTCGTTAAAGCACACCGTGTCATTTTGCCTTTAATGAAGAAATATGCCGATGACGAAAGGGTGTTCTCGTTTCACAAGATGTATAGCAATATGTCGGAGTTTAACAAAGCCATTAACAAAGGCTTAAAGCAAGTCGGAGACGAACTGGGAATAGAACGGTTGCAGTTCTATTCAGCTCGCCACAGCTTTGCAACTATCGCCGTTAACGATGTAGGTATTCCTATCTATACAGTCAATGATATGCTCTGCCACTTGGATGGAAATATGAGGATTACATTGTTATACATAAAGAAAAAGTTCGACCCGATGAACGAGGCGAACTTCAAATTCCTACATTTTGTGTTTAATTCTTGATGTCTTTCATCGGTGCACCACTTTTTATACATTCTGACAGAGCTTTTACATAAAGTAAATTGTTCGCTAGTGTTCCATTCTTCTCATCTTTCAGAAGCGTCTTTAATAATGAACTATTGCAAGGGGTATTCCCAATTTTTATATCTTCTGCAATACTTCTTTTATTGAGGAATAATCGGCATGAGGTATAATAAGAAAAGCCTTTGCTTGTTCTTTTACGTACAAACGTAAACTCTTCTGGTATAATTCCACCATCACTCAGAATGTCCATTGCCTGAATAACTATAACGCTGTCGTTGCAAACTAGTGTATCTGTTATCGTACAATCTGCGCCTTGGGATTTGTCTCTCGAAATTAGAGAATTGATATGATTCTGAGCAAGAATTTTAAGATTGCCAACATTCTCGGTCTTTTTGCATCCGCTCATCACGCATAGGATAAGCAATAAAGGTAATAACATTCTGTTCATGATTTTATTTTTTTTGCAAATATAAGGGTTTTATTTATCAAAAGCAAATAAATTCTTATTTTTCTTTTGCTTATTAGAAATAAAATGCCTAATTTTGCAATGTCGATTTGAGTTTCAAATAAACTCTTAGAAAAGTTAAAGCCCCGACACTGAAAAGTTTCACTGCTAAATCAAACTTAATATAGTTATGTCACTATATCACAAACAGTGTCGGGGCGTATACCTCGACTGTGATTAGTGACATAATGTTTGATTTAGCGTCCGCAAAGGTACGGATTTATTTTTGAAATGGCAAGAAATTTCGGAGAAAATCGCAAAATGAGCACGATTATCCGTGACAACTCCGTCCACGAGATTTATCAGGAAGTGTGCAAGGAGCTAGGCGAGTATGCCTTTCTCGTCCCGAAGTCCTATTTATATAATAAGGTACGTGAGAAGACTGGCTTGTGCGCCAAGACCATTGCCTACATCATCAACCACACCATTCCGAACAAGAGGAAACTTTGACCTTTGATTGGGAAACTTCCGTATTGCCATTCTGATTATTCTCGCTACCTTTGCGCCAATCCCGATATTGGGAGAAACAATCCAAAGATAATTATTATGGCAGACGAAACGAAAGTGACGGAGAAGGTCTATTGCTACGACCATCCGTCGGCCTACAACCAAGGCAACAACGCCGCATTGTGCGCTGCATTGATGAACCAGAAGGACAGCCCCGCTGAAATGGCTGCAATGATGAACGGCGGTTTCGGTGGCATGGGCGGTATGCAATGGCTCGTGTGGCTTTACGCTATGCGTTGGCTTGGCGACGACAGGAACAAGGACAATGCGCAGCTTGCAGCCTTGCAAAACCAAATCAGCGACAACCAAAACATCAACAACGTAACGGCGGCTATCCAAAACAACGCTTCGGCGATGCGTGAAATTGCCAACGCCACGAACACCAACATCGACTTCGTGAAGCAGAGTCTTTGCAACCTCAATTCAGCCGTTCAGCAGGTCGGTGGTGCCGTCGGCTTATCTTCCGAGCGAGTTATCAACGCCGTGCAATCGGGCAACGCAGCCGTGACTTCGGCTCTTCAGAACTGCTGCTGCCAGACGCAACAGGCAATCCTCAAGATGGGCTACGAGAACCAGCTCGCCAACTGCCAGCAGACCAACACCCTGCAAAACGGACAGCGCGACCTCGGGCAGGCCATAACGCAAGGCTTCTCATCCACCGCCTACGAAACGCAGAAGCAGACGTGCGACATCATCAACGCCGGGGCGCAGAACACGCAGCGCATCATCGACACGCTCAACTGCCACTGGCAGCAAGACCTGCAGCAGCGTTACAACGACGCCCGCCTTGAGCTGTCGCAGCAGCGTCAGAACGCCGCCCTCATCGCGGCACTCAAAACTACCACGACCACGACGGCGACGGCGTAGCCATGTAGGAAAGGTGGGGTACGACGTTGTACCCTGCCTTTTATTTTTCGAAAAAAATGCGGAATGAACCCGTTTTGGAAAATAAAGAGCAAATTATGCGCAAATAAAAAGCGGTTGAAAATCAAACAGTTATATTTTCAACGGATTTTCTCGTAAGATAAAAAGCAAATAAAAAGCAATTAAAAATGACATTCAGAGACGTAAGACAGAACAGCACCGTGCATCTTCTCGATAAGACCACGATGCAATATTCAGAAGCAAAGGTGGAAGCGGTGGGTATGCCACATTTCGCCACACCGCAAGTAGGACAAACTGCACCCACAGGGCAGGTCGTGGACGTTACCATAAAGGGAGTGTGCTACACCGTGCAGTGCGACAACTCCGTGGCGTACTCCGACAAGGTGGCGTTCGCCACCGACAAGGCACTGTTGCTGCCCGAAGTAAAGCGGCTGAAGACCGAGGCGGAGAACATCCTTGCGGGCGTTGACCGCGCAAGGGAAACGGTTACGAAGTGCGACACGCTCCTTTGCGAACTCGACACGGCCTTCAAGGAGAAGCAAGAGACGGAAAAGCGCATCGGGGCAATGGAGAGCGAGATAAGGTCGTTGTCTTCAATCGTGAAAGAGTTTATCAACGAGTTCAAGAAGTAACTTTCCGAACGTTAAACCGAGGTTAAGGATTGTAAATCTACTTGCGGGACGGAATGGATAGGCTATCTTTGCATAACAAAGGAAAGCAGGCCGTGCGGATTAAATTCGAGGGACAGACCCATTGCATCGATGCCAACACGCTCATCAACGTGCTCACGCATTACCAGACCGTCGTAGCCGAAGCCAATAGGCAGCTCGGTTGCGGCGGCAGGGAGATTAGCGTCAAAATCAACGCTATCGAAAAGGGGTCTTTTATCATTGACTTCACCCTTGCGCAGAATATCGTGGAGCAGCTCTTTAACGACAAGAGCGTTGAGTACTTGGCAAGCCTCACTACCATCATTGGCGGCGTGTATGGTCTCTATCGTGCCCTTCGCGGAAAACCGACCAAGAATGCGACCGGGCAGGAGGTTTCCGCTATAAGGAACCTCTCCGTGAACGGAGACGGCAACAACTTCTCCATTATCCAAAATGTGTACAACTCCCCATTAATACGTGAGGCTATCTCAAAGTCTATAGAGACTTCCGACGCAGACCCGTCCGTTGAGGGTCTCTCAATGCAAGACGATAAGGGCAATGAATACGCCAACTTTTCACGAGGCGATTTCAAGACGTTCATCTATGACGACTTTGACAAGGAAGACGATATTCCCGACGAGAAGTTTATCGAGGAGGACGCTACGCTTGTCATCGTAGGACTGAACTTCGAGAAGAGCAGCAGGTGGACTTTCGTATATAGAGGGATGAAGATACCTATCATAGTGAAAGACGATGCCTTGATGCAACAGATAGACCATGGGGCGAGGTTTGGCAAGGGGGACGCTATAAAGGTTAGGTTACGTATCGTCCAGCGTTACGACAAGTCATGCGAAGCTTACATCAATCGCAGCTACAAGATTGTCGAGTTCCACGAACTAGTGACAAGGAAAGAGCCATTGGATATGTTTTCGGGGGATTAACGAAACGTTATACCGAGGCTAAGGATTGCAAATCCGCCCACAAGGAGAAATGTACTCACTATCCTTGCGTAGCAATGGCAGGGCTGGAAAGCAAGGGCGCCGCGCCGCCCGTCCATATAGACCACACGCGACCAATTGAGATAAGCGATTCCGTCAAGACCGTCAACCGATTCCGGGGGGGGGGCGGCTTGCGGAAGTCTCCCCTTACCTCCGCTTCCTCACGAGCCAACCGACGATGTACCAAGGTATCACTACGCACACCGCTATGCCTACGCCGAAGAAGAAACGCTGCCAATTGTACATCCGGTAAACGGCCTTCTCCACCGGCAGCGGCACGGATATGGTGTCGGCGCGCATGAATAGCAATGTGTCGGTGCGCACCGACTCCTTGTACCTGTACTTAGTCACGTACTTGGTCGCAAACGTTGTGTCGCCCTGCCTGACCAAGCTCGTATAGACGCTGTCGTGGAGGTATATGCTATCCCTCGCGTTCCTTACAACCACGCTATCCCTGTAATGGATTTCGGGCACTTCGATGTAGCGGTACTTGGCGCAGCCCACGAAAACCCACAGCGCCACCACCAGGAACGCCCATGCCAATATGCCTAGGACTATGCCTAGGAACCTATCCATCCTGTCCAAGAAGTCTGCCTTTCTCATAACCGTAAATATTTAAGTTTAAAATCCGCCATATCCTCACGGACGAGGCGGATGCCTTGAAGTCTAAATTAGAAAATTAGATAAAAGTAATAGCTTCCTTTGGGAAAAGAAATTTACTAGAGAGACCTCCCTATCCCTCACGGACCGGGAGGAAACATAGTCAAAAACTAAAAACAATTCATAACTAAAACATTATAATAATAACTACTGAATGTGAAACTAATTCTTCCTGACGTACCACTTGCCGTCGTCGGCGTTCTTGTATATCGGCATGCCGATGTACCTTTCGGCCTCCCACTGCCGTCGCTTGACAAGTCCGTTCAAGACCTTGCCGTTGCAATGCACCCAACGCATCCACTCCCTCGCGACGAGAAGCTGGGTGCCGCCCTGCTTGATGTACCGCCAAAGGGTGCTGTTGGAGAATGCCGACCGCCCGATGTTGAATACCAGGCAGACGAGAGCGTCGAACTGCGCCTGCGTGAATGTCCTGCCCAGGCCGTTGACGTAATCCTCCACGCCGCCCAGGTCGGAGCGCAGGAAGGCTTCGGCTTGCGCCATGGTGATAGCCATGCCCGGCTTCACGCCCTTGACATGCCCGACCCCAACGGTGAGCACGCCTTTCGAGTCCCGGTAGGCGTACAGCTTGCAGCCCTCGAACTCCTTCATCTTCTTGATTAACTCTTCGCTTGCTTTCATACCTTTACTTCCGTTTATCCTTTTTCTCGACGATATTCTTGATGTCGTCGATGATTTCCTCGGCGTCCTTCTCGCGGACGCACTTCACTATATCCCTCGCTATCTCGGGCACAAGCCCTGCGTTGGACTTCTTGCGCTTCTTGTTCTCGATGACGCTCCACCCCTCGATGAGCATTGCGCCCACGGCGATAATCATCTGGAAGAACGGAAGCTGATACCAAGTGAAGAGCGAGCCTAACAAGTCAACGAAGAGGAATGCCAGCAGGACGTTGGCGTAGTCTTTCACCTTGCCGATGGTTTCCCTAAGGCGGTGCGAGTGGACTTTCTCGCCCAACGCCCTAGCCGTACTCACACCGCTCCACATGTCGATGAAGCAGGCCGCGGCTACCGACACCCAGGCAACGAGCACCACCGCCGCCCATATTGCAGCGTGGAGGTATATCGCCTCCCACTGCTTTCCTATTATCAGTTCGTACATATCTTTATGTCGTTTTTATAGTCTATACTGTCAAGAAATTACCAGTCCCTAGGGTGCTTGAACTGAATCCAGGCCCCCTTGTATGTCACGCTATCTTTCGTAAGGGTAACGTCACGAACATACACAAGCATGAACGCGTCGCCATTGCTTTCACATGCGACGGTCTCGTCCTTTCCATACCTCGCTACGCTGCCTTGGTCGTAGTGGATGTAGGAATCGTAGAGGTTTTCCGTAGTGGAGTACGCATTAATGGTACTGTAATGG